AATCACTTTATTCTAGTATGACCGAGCAGCTCAGATAATGCTCTATCATTCCATCGCCCGGAAACGGGCGAATTATGACTTCACAGTCTAGATAATATTAAAGAAGAAAGAAAAAGTAATTGCTTGAGTTTACGAAAGCAATTACTGATGAGCTTTAGCTCATCACTTAACAATGATTAAAAGAAAGGAAGTCCTGAAGTTTTAGTTGTTTCGAGATTTTCTTTTATAAGTTCCCCGATAGCTTCTCTATCTTCATTACCTAATTGCCATGCTTCATCATAGGTTATACCACCTCGCATATACCAACAGATCTGTACTATATCTTTCCTAAGAGATTTTGATTCTCGTTCGAGCATGTCAACTTCACTGAGTATCTCCTCCATGCTCATATTAAGGAGTCTCATACGAAAAAATTTGATTGGTCAAACGTTATCGGAATTTCGTAGGACGCAGGAACACCTCTGTCGATATCTTCCTGAGGAGACTGAACTACTAATGGTTTGATACTGCTCTTGCGACGCATATCATTGACGTGATCCATTACTTTATTAAAATAACTTTTATCGGTGTTGTTAAAGAATTCCATTATCTGTTTCTTGTCAGTAACCTTAGCATCCGGAGTATCGATACTGATGACACTAGATATAAACAGATCTAGCGTAAAGTCTGTTAACTTTTTAAAAGCTAGATTAAAATGCACGAGTTTTTCATCATCGGGCATATTTTGGTCGTCTACTATCTTGAATATCCTCTGTTCTTGGAAAGTTTTCTGAGCATTAACAGTAAACTGCTTGTAGGTCATGGGGCGTATCTCTACAGTTATCTCATCATTTATGATCACGTACGGCTCGTATTCAAATACGATTAGCTGATCTAACAGTTCTCTGAGATTAACTTCATAGTCTCTCTCTTCTACGATAACAGGAACCTTAGTGGTTAATGTCATCCTCTCACCGTAGCTAGCCATCCTTATGGCTATCATGATAGCATCTAGGTCTATCTGCGGTACTGCCCAAGGATCTAGGATATTTGGTATACAGCTACGTATCACTTCAACAGTCGCATCACCATTGAGCAATGCATCTGGTGTTTTCATCATCATTTCGTCTTTTGCAGTGAGGGGAAACACAGGAACTTCTCCTGTGGAAGGCATATCTATTGTGCCTTTGGGATAGTAAGCGCCTTTGCTGGGCAAAGACAGATATATCTTAGGTTGCCTAAAATATTTCCTCAAAGGGTTATTAAGATCTTGAGCCACGGGTTTTCCTCCAATAAATAAGTTATATAATACTCTAGATATTTATATGAGTATATAACTGGTGAAAAAATAATGGTTGAAATCCGTGGCGGTGGTACTCTCGATGGCGCACAATTAATTGATGCTGCTAGTGATTCTACTCTAAGAGAGCTTATCACTACGATACAGATGCAGGGCCAACAAGCAAAAGCCGCACAAGTTGATCAAACGGCTAAGCAGGTCAAAGCTGCGGATATCGATGCACTGACTGAATCAACTAAAAAATCAACCAAACAATTTGATGATACTAAAGAATCTACTAAATCATTTAAAGAAAAACTAGATGAGGTCGCTAAATCTCTAGGGTCCGCATCTGCTACTCTGGCTAGCAAAGGCATCACTAGTCTATTTGATTTCTTTAGTACAGGAATGGATTCATTTCGACAACTAAGCACGATAGGCACTGGGTTCAATGGTAATCTAACTGAACTGAGTTCAGTTGCTCTTAATGCTGGACGTAGCGTAAGCGATTTCAGCAAGATAGTAATGGAAAACTCTACTACTTTAACTGCGTTAGGAGGTAGTGCCGAAGGCGGCGCTAGGAAATTAGCAGAAATTAGCGGACTTTTAACACAAGGACAGTTGTTGCAGAGAATGTCTGCTATGGGTATGACTATGAAAGATATAGATCAAGCTACCCAGGCTTACATGGAATCTCAGATGAGATTAGGAACCTTAACTAGACAAAACGCTTCTGCTATCGCTGAGCATACTGCACAATTTTCTGAAGGATTAGATGGTGTTAGTCGTGCATTGGGATTGAACAGAAGTGCATTAGAAAAAGCTTCTGTTGATGTTTCAAAAGATCCTGTTATGAACCAGTTTGTACAAAATATTAGAGAAGCAGGCGGAAATGCTGAGAAAGCTTTTCAAAATCTAACAACTTTGACAGCAGCAGGCGGAGATAAACTTGCAAATGCGTTCGTACACGTTACTAATGGTCTAGTAGGTAATGATACCCTTGCCCAGGCATTATCAGGTATCAACGGGTCAGTTAGGCAGACTATAGCTAATATATCAAAAGGAAATACAGATTTTGCTTCCAATGCACAATATCTTAAAGAAGCTGCTCAATCACAACTACGTGGATTAACAGAATCACAAATTGAAATAAATCCTAGACTATTAGAACTTAAAAAATTCGTTATAATGATGGAACAATATGGTAATGTATCACAATCTGCATTAGAAAGAGCAAAAGATGGATTGTTAGCTAGTTATGATAGTTTTGGAGGAAGATTAGCATCTTTAAGCACCACAATGGGCACTGCTTTAAATCGTTTAATGGGTGCAATAATCGATACTGATCTCTTTAAAAGTGTCGAAGCTGGATTGAATAGTTTAGCCAAATACTTAACCTCTGGTGAAAGTACACAAGCATTAAAGCAATTTGCTAATGGTTTAATGGAAGCATTTCAAAAAGTTTATTCAGCTATGAAAGAAGGATGGACTAATGGCACAGTTTGGACTGCAATAACGGCAGGACTAAATTCTCTTTGGAATGATGTTGGCGGTGTATTAGAAAGAGAATTTACTAATATGTTCAATAGGTTTTTTGGAGGAAGGCCGGCAGCACCTATTAATGCAGAGCAGCAAAGTAATGATGCGGCTCGAACAGTTGAAACACGGGGACAAGAACAGAGACAATCGTGGGATCGAACATTTACTGATGCTATAGAATCTATAAGACAAAAGGGTTTAGAATTTTTTCATTCGTTACCTACTGCACTTACTGAAGGAGTAAACACTGCTAGAGAATCTCTAAGTAGTGTTTTTGGGATGGTCAGTGAATTCGTATCAACCTTGCCGGAACGTGTGTCGTTTGCTAAAAAAGAACTGCAAAATATCATAGACAGCATTAGTTTAGATAGCATAGGACAAAAGATATCTAATTTTGCTAAAGAACTGCAAAATATCATAGACAGCATTAGTTTAGATAGCATAGGACAAAAGATATCTAATTTTGCTAAAGATATCAATTCTAGTATACAAACTATAGACCTAACTAAATTTAACGATTTTATGGCAAATATCCGAGGATTAAGCCTTTCATCCTTGACTGGAGAGATGGAAAGAGTACCAGGGATAGTAGCTAGGGTAAAGGAAAGTCTAACTGGATTTTCTGATGTTGTTAGGATAGAAATAGACAAATTAAATGAAATTTTCAAACCCGGCGCATCAGGACCTGAAGCGATACAAAATATCAGCAGGGCACTAATGCAATTTGAAGGACCGTTGAGAACTTTAATTAACAACATAAGCGGATTGAACGGAGAAACTGCGCAAACATTAACTTCTTCTTCTATCAGTAACGTATTGACTAGCATAACTGGTTTCATAGAAAAAACAACGCAGGGTATAAAAACTTTAGAAAATATCAACCCAGAACAGATGCAGAGAAACATGGGTGCTATACGTTCTATAGGCGTAGAAATGAGGCAGTTTTTTGATAATTTTGGCGTTGGAACAGCTTGGAGCACTTTTATCGGAAATGTGTCAGGCGCTTTTGATACTGTATCTGAAAACATAAAAAAATTACAAAATATCAATGTAGATGCAGTAAATGGTATCGTGACCTCAATGAATCAGCTCAAAGGTATAGGAGCTAGTTTAGGTGCAGATATACAGGGAGTTACTACATTTACAGAAAGTGTTAGTGTATTGAGGCGAGAGCTAGAAGCAGGTGCTTCTGCTGCTGAACGCATCAAAGCAGCAGCAGGAAGCTTACCTGCTGGTACTGGTGGCATAGCTGGAGCTAATAATTATAATCAAATAGATCCCAATCAAATATACCAAACAATGAGAGATATTAATGGTTCACTAGGTAGTTTAAACAATTATCTAAACACCATAGCAGCTAATTCTGCCGCACCGAGTGCTCCTGCTATAACTCATCGACAATAATAAATTCTCAACTTCGTAACAGATGCGATAAGTAATAAGATACGATGGAGAAATCGAGTGTCCTGGAAGAAATATTTTAGCCCTGTTAATAGAGATGGAAGGCTCAGCCCCCTTGGTAGTGATCCAGGTGGAAGCCAAGCATCAAAGACCAATTACAGCAGCTATCTCCCTGATGTTTATGTTGGTAATCCCAATCGTATCGAACGCTATCTACAGTATGATACTATGGATACAGACAGCGAAGTTAACGCTGCATTGGATATCATAGCAGAATTCAGCACACAGAAAAACAGAGAAAACAATACACCTTTTTTTGTTAGCCTAAGAGACAAAGCCACTAGCGTAGAACTTAAACTGATCAAAGAATATCTACAAAAATGGTGCAAGCTACAGCAGTTAGAGACACGAATTTTCCGTATTTTTCGCAATGTTTGCAAATATGGTGACGTTTTCTTCATACGAGATCCAGAAACTAAAAAATGGTTTTATGTTGATCCAGGAAAGATAACCAAAATCATAGTTAACGAAAGTGACGGAAAGAAACCCGAACAGTACGTTATACGTGATCTAAATCCAAATTTCCATAATCTAGTGGTAACTCAGATAAGTCCTAGCAATGCCACTAATCAACCAACTGGTACTGCTTATGCTAGTGGCGGAGCTGGTCCTCGTGGTATGACAGGTGCCTTCCCACAGCAGGCCGGAACTAGATTCAGCATTGGCCAGAACGAGATGGCTATACCTGCTAAACACATGGTACACATCAGTTTAAGCGAAGGTTTAGACAATAATTTTCCTTTTGGTAATAGCTTGCTTGAAAGTGTTTTCAAAGTCTACAAACAAAAAGAATTGCTCGAAGATGCTATCCTAATCTATCGTATACAGCGTGCGCCTGAGCGCAGGATATTCTATATCGATGTGGGAAATATGCCGAGCCATATGGCCATGCAGTTCGTAGAACGTGTGAAAAACGAGATACATCAGCGTCGCATACCTAGTTCAGTGGGTGGTGGTACTAGCGTCGTTGACTCTAGCTATAATCCTCTATCGATCAACGAAGATTACTTCTTTCCTCAAACAGCAGAAGGTCGTGGATCTAAGGTAGAAACGCTTCCGGGCGGTACAAATCTCGGTGAAATCGACGATTTGCGTTATTTTACTAATAAACTGTTCCGTGCGTTGCGCATTCCTAGCAGCTACTTACCAACCGGATCAGACGACAGTGCAAACACGTTTAATGACGGAAGAGTTGGAACTGCTTATATACAAGAGCTAAGATTTAACAAGTACTGCGAGCGCCTACAATCGCTAATGGAAGGCGAAATTGACAAAGAATTTAAAGTTTATCTATATGAAAACGGAATCACTATAGATGACAGTCTTTTCAGTTTGAGATTTAATCCTCCGCAAAATTTTGCTGCTTACAGGCTTAGCGAGCTAGATGCGCAGCGTGTTCCAACGTTCCAGGCACTGGAGCAAATCCCCTATCTCAGCAAGAGATTTACCATGAAACGCTTCTTAGGACTCAGCCCAGAAGAAATAATGGAAAACGAAGCCATGTGGAAGCAAGAACATAAAGAAGTTTCTGCAGAACCAGTGCCTGCGAGCGCAGAACTACGTAGCGCAGGAATAACTCCGACAGGAATCCAGGATGCAATGAATCCTCAACCTGAAGGAAATCCTGAAGCAGAACAGGCAGCACCCGGTGGTGCAGCAGCGCCTATGGCAGGACAAGCAGCACCTAGTGGAGTGATGGCTCCGGGCGCTGCTCCAGGAATGTAAGATAAATAAGATTATGATATTACGTGAATTATTTTACTTTAACAACAATCAGAAAGAAATGAGTCAGGACGATAGATACGATCCAGATCGAGATGATTCTGTGGTTAAAAAAGGAGATACACGCAAGATATCACTAACTCTAAAACAGATCAATCGCTTGAGAAAAGCTAGCGATCTGCACGAATTAGAGACGCAGAAAGACAATGATTTTTTTAGCAAAATGTATGCGGCCCCCCCTCCACAACCCGCAGCGTGATGATAAATAAATTTGTGCAACGAAGTGAAAGCAACAGTTTATGACTGTTGTCATATAATTTTCAAAATCCTTCTTTTTTGGCCTATTTCCACACCATCCTTTTCACATTCATTTAAATAATACGACAGCCTTAGCAACCAAAAAGGAGACACTGATGGCCAGCGTAAACAAGTTTGAACAGCTGCTCGAGTACGTAGTAAACGGCGAGCAATCAAAAGCAGAGGAGCTATTCCACGCACTAGTGGTAGCTAAATCCCGTGAAATTTATGAAAACCTCATCAATGAAGAAATGGAAGAGGAAGAAATGGATGAAGCCATGGAAGAAGAAGACATGGACGAATCTATGGAAGAAGAAGATATGGACGAATCCATGGATGACGACAGCGGCTACGGCGGCGACGAGACCGATGATATGGTCGACGATATGAAAGATCCAGAGGGTGATGAGCCTAGCGACGACGATGAATCAGACCATATGGGCCACGATGAAGGTTCAGAAGATGATCGTCTAAACGATCTAGAAGATGCACTAAACGACCTTAAGGCAGAGTTTGAAATGCTAGTTAAGGGCGAAGAGCACGAAGAAGAAGGTGATCCAAGTCACCACGGTGATGTACACATGAGCGATATCGAACACGATATGCAGGGTGGTGGTCACGACGAAATGGGCGGCGGAATGTTCGAAGAAGAAATCGAAGAGATCGCAATGAGCCCAGCAGAAATGATGCGCGAATATGTTGATAAGATCGGCGAGCCATACAAGAGCGGCAACGGTATATCAAATACTAAAGAAGGCGGACATGTTGGAGCACAAGCTGGTTCAGTAACTGGTACTACTAACACTAAGTCAGTAGTTGCTAAGAAGAACGACATGGGTGGCACAACTGCTAACATCGCACGTGGTGGCGAAGCTGGTAAGGGTGGTACACAGGGTGGCTTGTTAAACCCAACTACTAAGGAAGAGAACTTTAGAAACATCAATGTTCCAGGCGGAAATGCTGGTAAGACTGGTTTCACACACCGAGTAAGTGACGGACACGGCACTGAGAAAAAGGGCAAGGGTGAGACTGGCGGAACTAACACAAAGAGCCTCTTTAGGTAAGGAACTGATAAGTGAAATATCTTCAAGAACACTTAACATTCGACCAAGCAGGAATGGTCGTTGAGAGCGATGAAAGAGACGGAAAGAACCTCTATATGAAGGGGATCTTTATCCAGGGTGGCGTGCGTAACGCCAACCAAAGGGTTTATCCTGTTTCCGAAATTGCTAAGGCTGTCAAAACACTTAATGACCAGATAGCCGGCGGATACAGTGTGCTAGGAGAAGTAGACCATCCACAAGATCTAAAGATTAATCTCGATAGAGTTAGCCACATGATCATAGAAATGTGGATGGAAGGTTCCAATGGAATCGGCAAATTAAAGATTATGCCAACTCCAATGGGTCAGTTAGTGAAAACACTAGTTGAATCAGGTGTAAAGCTAGGTGTCAGCAGCAGAGGTAGTGGCGAAGTTTCAGAAAACGGTACAGGTCAAGTTAGCAATTTCGAGATCATTACTGTTGATGTTGTCGCACAACCTTCAGCTCCTGGCGCCTATCCCACACCGATTTATGAACACCTCATGTATACTAGAGGTGGTAACAAGGCATTTAATTTAGCACAGCAGGTTAGGCAAGATCCCAAGGCACAGAAATTTTTAAAAGAACAACTCGTAAATATCATACGAGGGCTCCAATAAAGTAGGAGATACACATATGTTGGAAGTATTAAAACAGCTATTTGAGAACAATGTGGTTTCCGAGGACATAAAAGCGGAGATCGAAGAGTCTTGGAACAAAAGAATCCAAGAAAATCGCGACCATGTTACTGCAGAGCTTCGTGAAGAATTTGCACGTAAGTTTGAACACGAAAAGTCAATAATGGTAGAATCACTTGACAGGATGCTTTCAGAGCGCCTCTCAACTGAGATATCAGAATTTGTTGAAGATCGTAAGCAACTTATCGAGGCCAAGGCCACTTATGCAAAGAAAATGAAGAAAGATTCGGCTATGATAAAGGAATTTGTATTCCGTAGTCTAGGAAACGAACTTTCAGAATTACACGAAGATCACAAGAGAATGTCAAGTAATTTCGCAAAGCTAGAAGAGTTCGTAGTGACTCAGTTAGCTAGGGAAATCTCAGAATTCCATATAGATAAGAAGGACGTAGTTGAGACCAAAGTTGCTCTAGTAAGAGAAGCTAAGGCACAACTTGATGCAGTGAAATCAAACTTCATCAAGCGTTCAGCTAAGATGGTTGAAGAGACAGTTGTAAAGACTCTAAAGACAGAGATGCATCAACTGAGAGAAGACATTAGCTCTGCAAGAGAAAACGATTTTGGTCGTAGGCTCTTCGAAGCGTTTGCTTCGGAATATACACACAGCTATCTCAACGAAAAGAGTGAAGTTAAGAAGGTAATTGCAGTACTCCATCAGAGAGAGCAAGAGCTTGCTGAAGCTTATTCACATATCAATCAAACATCACAGTTGGTTGAAAGTAAAGAAAACGAGATTGCACGTATGCGTGACTTAACACAGCGCAAAGAGATCATTAGTGAACTCTTATCACCGCTAGGAAGAGATAAAAAGGACGTCATGGCTTCACTATTAGAAAGTGTTGCTACACCAAAGCTACGTTCTGCATATGACAAATACCTACCATCAGTATTAAACGAAGGTACGTCAACAACTAAACAGGCACTTACTGAATCCAAGGCAGTTACAGGCAATAAACAAGTTGAAACTTTAGATGCTGCTACCAGCAACATCATAGACATCCGTAGACTAGCGGGATTAAAATAAGGAGTTATGAAAACAATGTCAACACTATTAGAAAGCCGCTGGCACGAGACTAAAGAGGCACTACTAGAAGGCCTAAATGGTACTCGTAGATCAGTGATGGGGGTTACACTCGAGAATACACGCAAGTATCTCGCAGAAAGCGCCACAGCTGGAGCAACATCAGCAGGTAACGTTGCCACCCTAAACAGGGTGATTCTTCCAGTAATTCGTCGTGTTATGCCGACAGTTATTGCAAACGAACTAGTTGGCGTACAGCCAATGACTGGTCCAGTAGGACAAATCCACACATTACGTGTGCGCTATGCAGACACTAACGCATCAGCTGGTGTTGTAGCAGGCGAAGAAGCACTAAGCCCATTCAAGATTGCTTCTGCTTACTCAGGTAATGCTACCCAGAGTAATCCAAAGGCAAGCTCAACAGCTACTCTTGAAGGCGCTGCTGGTAACCGTCTAAGCATCCAGATCTTAAAGCAGGTCGTAGAAGCTAAGACACGTAAGCTATCAGCTCGTTGGACTTTTGAATCCGCACAGGATGCTCAAGCACAACAAGGTATCGATATCGAAGCTGAAATCATGGCAGCACTTGCACAGGAAATCACTGCTGAAATCGATCAGGAAATCCTAACATCACTACGTAACTTAGCTGGTTCACCAACTGAAGTTTACGATCAGGCTGCTGTTTCAGGTACTGCTACATTCGTTGGTGACGAACACGCTGCTCTAGCTGTTCAGATCAATCGTGTTGCTAACCTAATCGCACAGCGTACACGTCGTGGTGCAGGTAACTATGCTGTTGTTACTCCATTCGCTCTAACTATTCTACAGAGCGCAACAACTTCAGCATTTGCTCGTACAACTGAAGGTACTTTTGAAGCACCAACTAATACTAAGTTCGTTGGTACTCTAAACAGTGCGATGCGTGTTTATGTTGACTCATACGCACAGGATAGCACTTCAATCCTAATCGGTTATAAGGGTTCAAGCGAATCAGACGCACCTGCGTTCTACTGCCCATACATTCCTCTAATGTCAAGCGGTGTCGTACTTGATCCGGCTACTTTCGAGCCAGTCGTAAGCTTCATGACACGTTATGGTTATGTAGAGCTTTCAAATGCTGCATCATCACTAGGTAACGCAGCTGACTACCTCGGTCTAGTAGGTATCACAAACGGAAACGTAAAGTTCTCCTAATATCTTTAGGAAAACAAATATCAAAAGCGAGTGGAAACACTCGCTTTTTTTATGACTAGCACTTGACGTACAGCTATTGTTTGTTAAAATAAAATATGATACTAGAAATTAAAGATCCACAAGATTGGTATACCGTTGAGCTAATGTTAAAGCAGATGTCTCGCAATCTGCCAGAATTTCGCCATGATTATTTTAAACTAGTTAAAAATATTGAAACTAAAATCACTGAATTAGGAAAAATCGATATCGAATTACGTAACAGATATTCGATCAAATATAAAGAAAAAAGAACAGAAAAACTACGTGAAATAAACGATGCAATACGTATGTTCTCCAAGATGCATTTAATAGCTTCTCTAGCTAAAAGATAAATACATAGCCTCGAATGGTTTATGCGGTAATCCATCCGCGTAGAGCTTAGAACGCTACAAAGGAGAAAAAAAATGGCTCGGTCATTAAATAAGAAATATTTTGGTAATAGAAACGTAGGTGCTAACGGCACTTTAACTACAGGCGAAGTACTTACTGCCGGTGCAGAAATTGGCGGTGAAGGTGTAGACAGCGTTGATAACCCAGTTGCTGGTAGTATTAATATTGTTAATGCTTATCCAACTTTTCCAGCACTAACAGCATCAGCACCGACTATTGCTAACGGTGTAACAGCGACATTTGCAGTTACTTGGGAAGTTGATACAGTAACAATAGCTGGTGGTACTGGTTATACAGCAGGTACTATTACAAGCATCACTGGGTTAGACGGTTATGCAAATGTACCGACAAGATTTACAATCACCGCACCGGGCGGTGTTCCAGCATTTAATGCATTTACTAATCGCGGTGAATATACTAACATCAACGGAACAGGTATTGCTACTTGGGCCGTAGTTAGGGCACCTGGCGATGGCGCAGCACAAGCTACTATTAAGTTCCGTGTTAAGAGTATCGCAGTAGTTAACAAGGGATCTGGATACGTAAGTGTACCAAGTTTAAGTTGGGGAACTCTAAGCGGAACTAGTCCAAGTGGTAACACTCCAACACTAACCACTGATAGCGGTGCAGTTGGCTCAGTAACTAACCGTGAAAATGCAATCGTTGCATATGCTTACTCCGGTTCTCTAGTTGAAGTTGATATACAACGTCAAGTTTCTTCAAAGCGTTATCGTGTAAACAAGAGCGGAGACACTAGCAGAGAAGGTGCAAGAATAGCTCGTATACGTTACGATGCTGAAGCAGATGGTACTAAGGGTTATACAGCAGCAGAAGGTATTGAATTAAATATCGTTGCTATTGATAGCGATGGCGGAACATATCTAGTTCGCAAGCTAACAAATCATAACGCTGTTGTAGTCCCAATGGCAATCAGTCGTCTAGGCTCAAGTGCAGGCGTACAGTTTCCAGCAACGACAGATGATTACGGAATAGTACGACATATGAGTGTTCCTTGGACATTTAATGGAACAACTGCTCCAAAGGTGCTTGACGAAAGGCCATTACTACAATCTGGTGTAAACGTAAAGCTTGAGAACGCTTAAGAAGGACTAAAATGACAGCCAATGTCGTAAGAGTTAACAGCAACTACAAAATCCAATCAATCGAGGGTGGTCAAATCATCCTCGATACTGGACAAAACCCTGACGGTAGTTATGGTACTGTAAATGTTATTGGTAATTTAAGCGTCATCGGTGAAGCTACTGTTATTACCAGTAATGTTGTTAGCATACAAGATGTTATAATCACGTTAAACGTAGGTGAAAACGGTAATGGTGTAACCGGATCTATATCAGAACCTCATCAAAGCGGTCTTGAAATCGCTAGAGGAACTGCTATTACTGGTGTTGCTAAATGGTTATGGGATGATTCTCAAAACTGGACTAACCCACATTCTAATACTATACAAAAAGGTATGTGGGTTAGTAGCACAGCTAGTGGCGGATTGAATGGAATACAAACAAATGCTATCACTACTGGAAGCACAGGAGACAATCTATATCTGTTAAGTTCTGGTACTTCAGTAGTTTCAGTTACTGGAACTAGCAGCTACGAAAATCAAGTTTTAGACTATAATAACGGTTTAGTTTACAAAGATAAAGATATTATTCCAAATATAAAAGCCGTAACAGATAGGATATCATATGATCTAACTAACTTCTCTAGTAATTTTATTAGGAGAAGTGATAGTAGCATATCGATATATGATAGTAACATAAGTGAGAAAATTGTTAGTTATAATACAGGTGGAAATTCTGTGTACATTACATTAAACCATTTTCCTACTTCAAATACTTCTTTACAAATTACTACGTCATCATATGTTACTATAATTGGTTCAAATAGTATTAATTTAAATGGCACTTGGCCGGTTATTACTGCGGTAGCAAGCGCATCGTATTTTGTTATACAGATAGCAGTACCTAGCAGCTATTCTGATTTACCTTGGTCCGGAAATATCACTATACAATCTTATAATAGTAATATACAAATAATATTAGATAGCAGCACTGTTGCTTCATTTTATGGAAATCATATAAATTTATTTGATGTATCTATAGCTAACGATACTATATCTACTGTAACATCTGGGAACGATCTTGTCTTGCAAGGTTTAGGAAGTGGCGCAGTAAAAATAAACGATACGCTCACACTAACTAACCAAAGCGCTCCTAGCTCAACAGCTAATACTACTAAGGTCTATTCAGCCGCCCACGGTGCAGGTAATACAGGATTATTTTTTGTAAATACTTCATATAGCGATGAGTTTATTAGCAAAAAGAAAGCTATCGCTTTCAGCATACTAATGTAAGGTAAAGATAATGGCAATAGCAAATGTTCCAGTAGGAAATACAAACACAACGATTTATAACAGCTCTGGCGATTTTCTGATCGCTACTATGATATTCTGCAATACTACTAATTCAACATCTGCCAATCTAACACTTTATCTTGTTCCTAGCGGAGGTAGCGTAGGAACAGGTAGCATGATAGTGAACACACTAACGATCCCTCCAACAGAAACAGTTTTCTTTGATACAGAGAAATTAGTATTAGCTAGTGGAGATACTATAGTTGCTATAAGTTCTGTAGCAAGCACTATCACTTGCACTATAAGCACGGTGGCTATCTAAATGAGATTCCTTAAAGCCCAAAACTTAAACAAATATAGGAGGACTGATCAAACAGTTTCTTATGATCGTTTTGGACAGATAAATTTAAAAACCACTCTCAGTCTGTTGTTGCCCGTAGGAACAACTGGACAAGAACCTGCTAGTCCAGTAAATGGTGAGATAAGATATAATAATAGCACCAATGAGATTGAAGCATATTCTAATAATGCGTGGAGGGCGTTGAGATATAAAGAACCAACGCAAATAACTATACAGGCACTAGCAACTGGTGACTATGCCACGACTGTATTTGGACCACTGACTCCAACTAGCCAATCTAATTATCCTAATAGCAATGGCATAACGGTATATGGTGTTAACTATGGTGCTAATATAATGGTATATGTAGAAAACGTATTCCAGATTTTTGGAGTCAACTATACTGTCGTACAGAATCCTGTAGGATTTGCTAACGGTTGGTATCTGTCTTTTGTAGAAGCCCCTCCAACAAAACCAATAACGGTCATATACGGTTTCGATAACTGATACGCTATAAATATAGTGTGAGGTAAACATATGAGCCAATTAGCTAGGATTTCGGGTCCGTTATTAACAAACAATCTCTTGCGCAACGGAGTAGATCTAGCGTTTGAAACTAGCCTACTTTATCTGGATGTTGCTGATAATAGGATAGGTATAAACACCGCTGGTCCTACTAGAGATTTGACTATCGTAGGAACTACGAATATAGCGAACGATCTAATCGCTACTTCAAAGGCAAAAGTCGCTAACATAGTTTTTGGTCCTGATAACAATATCTCTACTATTACCGGCAGTTTATTTTTATCTGCTACTACGATAACTAGCGCAACATTAGCGACCGATAATCTGCTGATTAGCAATAATGAAATACAATCTATAATCAACAATTCCGATATCATAATAACAGATGCGAATGGCTTCAACATATATTCTAACACAGTCAATCACGGTGATATGGAAGTCACCGGAAACATATTGATTGATACTAATCTGCATGTTTTTGGTAACCTAAATCTTGGATCTAATTCACAAGCAACTGATGATATAACATTTAGCGGTGAATTAGGTAATGATCTTTTTCCTACTCGAAACAATTATTACCAATTAGGTTATCATAATGAAAAATGGAAAGACGTTTATCTAGGTACTGCGGCGATCAGTTCAAACATAATTATAGATTCTACAGGTTTGATAAACACCATAACTTCAAATTCTAGCTTGACTCTTTCGGGTATGTCAGGTAATGTTATCGTTGAAAGTTTACAATTTAATAACAATATAATAGCATCAACTGCTACTAATAGCACAATCACAATCACACCAGGATCTGGTGCTAGTGCAGTTATTAGTAGTACTAGTGCTATGCAGATTCCGGTAGGTTCTGAAACTGATAGACCTTCTATGTCTAGTGCAGATATAAGATATTCAACTACTGATGGTAGATATAGGGGCTATGGCACAAGCAATATAACATTTGGTGGAGTGTTTTCAGACGACAGGTTAACATATGTTACACCTGAATCAACATTAAATGCTAACGACAAAGTCATAAATTTTACAATAAATGGAATATCCGCTGCAACAATCGATACTAATAGAGCAACTGTAAATTCTGCGCAGATAAGCAAGATCAGCATAACATCAGATACTATATCTACTACAACAACTAATTCTAATCTGTATCTAAGTCCAGCAGGTGCCGGTAGTGTTGTTATCAATAATATTTCAATAAAAGGTAGCACTATTAATTCAAATAATGGGTTAACTTTATCATCTACAAATAACGGATACATAAATTTTAACACGACTGTTGGTATGCGTATACCAGCTGGTGGAAATTCTGTAAGACCCCTAAGCCCTGTGCAGGGACTAACTAGATATAATACTGATTTGGGTTATCTAGAAATATATACAGGATCAGATTGGGAACCTGCATATGGTGCGTCTCCTTTTATTACAGCTTCTCAGATGCAGGATTTGACATTGATACATAGTCTGTTATTGGGCTCTTAAAGAACATAATTTCCAAGGTATGATAAATAATAATATCGAGCATTAGACCATAATGTCCGTGTCCAAACTGTGGTAAACCCGCAATGTAAGGTGGTTAACCGTGTAACTCGGTGGTTGGGAGAGCAAATGGCCGTTGGTCGTATTTCGGGTCCGCTCTTGAAGTCGAATCTCCTTCGCGACGGAGTAGATCTGGCATTCGAGACGAGCTTATTGTATCTAGATGTACATCATACCCGAGTTGGTATTAATACCAGCACTCCAGCCTATGACCTAGACGTTAATGGTTATGTGAGAACAACTAATTTAGAAGTAACAGGACAGCTTAGTGTAAGTCCGGATCTAACTATAAGTGGAAACACTATACGAAGTTCAAACGGTAATTTAAATCTAATACCAGCAGCAGGTGGAGTTGTTTATCAAGGAACTGCTTCGATCGGCAATTTAAATCTAACTGGAAACACTATTTCAAATAATAGCGGAGATGCTGTTGAGATACGTCCAGCAGGTAGTGGAACTACACAGATATACTCAAATACCAAGATAACTGGAAATTTAGAAGTCACAGGTACTATAAATGCTGATGGTGATGTTACTATCAATGGTAACATAATATTAGCTAATCAATCCGGATCTATTAACTTTTCAGCAGGTATATCTAGTGATATAGTACCTACGCTAGATAACACATACAGTTTAGGTGAAGCTGGGTTATCTTGGAAAAATCTATATGCTTATAACTCATATATAGGAAATGTATCTATAACAGGTAGCACTATATCGACTATAGCTAGTGGCACAGATTTAACTTTAACCGGCAACGGTTCCGGATTGGTAGTTCTAGGAGCTCTTAGCATAAACGGCACTACTATATCTTCTAGTTCAAACAATGACATATTATTAAGTCCAAATGGAACCGGTATAGTTACTATTAACTCAAATCAAAGTATACAGATACCCACAGGAACAACCGGCAATAGGCCAGATACTCCTACAGCAGGTATGATACGCTTTAATAGTGATTACGGACATTATGAAGGTTATAACGGAACTGCTTGGGTAGTGCTAGACGGCATATACGATGCTGATAGGAATACTTACATAACTGCCGAACTAACTCCGGGTGCTAACGATAAGACCATGAGGTTCTTTGTTAACGAGTCTCAAGAAGCAGATCTAGATGCTACTAGATTTAATTTTAGCAGACTACAAGCGGGTGATATTGATATCAATGTTGACACGATATCAACAGTTACTTCTGGAGCTAATTTAAATCTTACACCTAACGGATCCGGTGCTGTCGTTATTGATAATATCAATATTAGTGGAAATACTATAAACAATACTGTTTCTAATGGTGCAACTTATCTAACCAATACAGGTTCTGGATATGTTGTTATTAGCGGAACATACGGGTTTGTTATGCCGGTCGGAAATAACAGCAATCAAGTAACAGTCGGAAATCCGATTGGGTTAACAAGATATAACACAGATACAACAAGAGCAGAGATATGGGACGGAGCAGAATGGGCATCAGTAGCAGGCCCAGGCTCGGGAATTTCTACTTCAGACGCAGAGCTACTTTCAATTTTAAATGTTTTCAGTTTTGGATGATATAAATGGCAATAAGTTTTAGTAATAAAGTTACATCAGGATTAGGTACTTCGAGCACACTGCTACTATCAACTAGTGCGAGCCAGACTATGACTATCATGGGTCTAAGCATCACTAATGTTACAGATAACATAATACAGGTAAGCGTGTCTGTAACAGATGCTAGCAGCAACACAGCTTATTATTTGAGGAATTGTATAGTCGCACCAAACAGCAGTGTTAGGGTAGTAAATGGTGGCGAGCGTTTAGTGCTTACACCTAGCAATAGTTTATATGCGATCAGTAATGTAGCAGCGAGCGCAGATGTTATCGTAAGCTACGCGATACAGGTATGAGGATAGATAAATGACAAATTATGTAGGAGTCACACCAAAGGAAGCACTAGGAGATCAACCGAGATATTTCTATGCTCTACGTAGGACAGATCGAGGTGATTTGTATTTCACACAAGTTGATCTACTCAGTCCAACAGATAGTATCGCAATCAATGCACCGGGTGCAGGATCAGACGATTACACAGATTTTGAAGTAGGAACTGATTTTTTTGAAGGCAGAGATGTTTATCATAATAAGACTTATCCTAACCTAAACTATGAACAATATCGTTGGGACGACAAGAAAATTTATTACTATCTAGATGGTCAGGGCAATTTAGTAGCCAGGATCGGACAAACATACACATATCCCGCAGCAAATAATGCGTGATAAATATTAGAAATTGAAAAGGTGATATCAAATGGCAGAGTTTAAATTAGGTAGATTGAGGTTCGTATGGCAAGGCGCCTGGACTACTAACACAGCATATGTTAAAGACGATGTTGTTAGAGTTAGTGGAAAAGTTTATGTTTGCCTAGTCGGTAATACTAGTGCTAGTTCAGCTTATGGATTTAATGCAGACGTAACTAGCGGCTATTGGTCTTTAATGGCAGATGGTATTTCCTATAAGTCTGCGGGTTGGGTATCCGGCGGAACAGCTTATTATCTAGGTGACATTGTTACAGTAAGTGGTGCTTCGTATATTTGTACTACTGCTAATAGTTCAGGATCAACATTTTCCGGTGATAGCGCTAATTGGGCCTTGATAAGCAGCGGTATACAGAATAAGGCTACTTGGACAGCAAACACAGGTTATAATCTAAACGATATAGTTAAGATTGGCGGACAAGAATATATTTGTATAGCAGCTCACACTTCAACAAATGCTGCTAACACAGGATTTTACACAGATCTAGGAACTAGCAAATGGTCTCTATTTGTTGGCGGATATAACAATACTACTTGGTATCAATCAACTTTCTATAATCTAAATGATGTGGTTAAGATTGGTGGAAAAGAATATATCTGTATATTACAACATAGTTCAAGCACAGGAACAGGTAATACTGGATTCTTTACCGATCTTACTGCTAATAAATGGTCAGTATTCGTAGACGGTCAATCTTGGAGGGGTGCTTGGGCAACTAGCACATTCTATAACATTGGTGATCTAGTTAGCTACGGCAGCCTAGTTTATATCTGCTCGACAGCCCACGCTAGCTCAACTACACTTGAAACCAACCAAGGCAACTGGACATTATTCACTAGCGGTTTTAATTGGCTCGGAACTTATACTAACGGCCCAACAACTTACAAAGTAAACGATGTTGTTAGATATGGTGCAGATCTTTACATATGCACACAGGCATATACATCAAGTTCAGCTACTATTGATCTAACTAAATGGTCTTTGTTTGTAGCTGGTTTAGAATTCCTCAACACCTATAGCACAGGTACTAGCTATGCACTAGGTGACGTAGTAACCTATGGTGGTTATGTTTACCAATCTAAGGTAACTAATAACCTAAACAATAATCCAGTTACATCGACTGCTAATTGGAGTGTAGTAACTACTGGTTATTCACAGCAGGGAGTATACAGTGGAGCAACAGCTTATAAAGTAGGCAGCGTAGTAAACTATGGTGCATATGTTTATGTTTGCATACTTGATACTACTGCAGGTATATTGCCAACTAACGTCACATATTGGTCACTGCTAACTACAGGTATCAACTGGTTAGGTGCTTGGAGCAGTGCTACTGCATACAAATTAGGTGATGCAGTTAGCAGAGGATCAAACAGTTACATCGCAGTAGCAGCAAACACCAATATCGATCCTGCAACAGATGGTGGTTCAAACTGGAATACATTGTCGCAAGGCGCGGCTTCAAACGCATTGACTACTTCGGGTGATACACTTTATTATGGTGGTGCAGGTAATACAAGATTACCGATAGGCACACCTGGTCAAGTTATGAAGGTCAGTGCAAGCAATCTTCCAAGTTGGGGATATTTTGGACAAGTTACTAACGTATACTACGTAGCACCGGGTGGAACTAACACACTTTCAAACGGTCAAGGAACAACTATAGATAAGCCATTTTTAACTATCGCTTATGCATTAGCTAATGCTCCATTCACTGGAAATGCTGTTGTATTTGTTAAGACTGGCACATATCAAGAAACTTGTCCAATGAGCATTCCTGCAAACACTTATCTAGTAGGTGATAGCATCGGAAGTGTAACAATATCTCCTACATCAGGAACTAATACACAGAATATGTTCTTGATGCGTGACAATACCGGTATATTCAATATGACATTAACCGGTCTAGTTGGCACATTGGGATCTGCAAACTCATATGGAACTAAACGCCCAGGCGGCGCTGCATACATTAGCAATGATACTGCAGGTAGCGGTTTGACAACAACTAATCCGATTATTAGCAATATCACTATACTAGGAACAGGAACAAATGCAAGTGCAACAGGTATCTATCTAGATGGTGCTGCTAATCTAGGAAGCGATACTTTTAGCATAAATGATGTTAATATAATACTATCAGACGGTATAGGTATATGGACTACTGGTAATTCAGCAAGGATAAGGGCCTCACAGGTATTCACATATTACTGCTATGCAGGTATGCTAGCGGAAGGTGGTGCTAGGATCATAGCTACAGGGTGTAGGAGTGAATTTGGTACATATGGTGTTATAGCAGAAGGTACTAGCTCAATCGAAACTCCAGCCACTGGTGTAGTTAATACACAAACACAGCAGGCTACGGTTGCTAGCGCATTATTGGGCGGTGGACAGATTCTATGGTTAGAATATGCTAATGCCGGACAGGCTTATTCTTCGGCTACTTACAGTCTTGCAAGTGGTACAGGATATGGCGCAGCAGTAAGTGCTGCTAACTTTATAACAAATGCCGTCCCAGAAGTACGTGTTATTACAGGCGGTACTGGTTATGTGACTACAACAAACGTTGCACAGTTAGGAACATCGACTACTATTACGCTAAATGCGGCTGATACAGCAGCAACAGGTGCATATGTAGGTATGAGGATCATACTTTCGAACGGTACTGGTGCAGGACAATATGGTTATATCACTGCTTATAATGGAACTACTAAAATTGCATCTGTTAGCGCAGAATCTACATCAACTGCAGGATGGGATGTAGCAGTAGTTGGTACAGCAGTGGCAGCAGCATTAGATACGACTACACGCTATACTATTGAACCGCGTGTTACATTTACAGGTACTGGTACTGGTATACTTGTTAGAGCTGTAGTAACAGCCGGTGCAATAACTGCTATGAGAGTTATCAATCCAGGTACAGGATATACTGTAGCACCAAGCATTACTGTAACAGATCCAAACTCAACCGGAGCAGCCACATTTACAGTAAGACAACAGGCAACTGGTGTATTAGCACAACCGACTTGGACTAGTAGGGGTACAGGTTATTTTGATATACAGGCTACTATTACAGGTAATGGTATAGCTGATTATCAGGCAACTGGATCTAACATTTATATCTCTGGTCTAGCAGCACTACCAACTGCTGGTGCAAACGTAACAATATCAAGTAACATATATACGCTTATACAGGTTATAAGTTACACCGGTACTGGTCCATATGTAGCATATGTTCAGCTGGGAACTGCGTTCACTACTAGCAATGCGCCATCTAATTCAACAGCAGTAAGCATTACAAACAACTATAGTATAGCAAGACTGCAAGGACAGGCATTCTTGCACATTGGTACAGGTAATACTGTTTCAGCAGGTTATCCAAACGTTACTACTGGTAATAAGATCACTGCAAACCAAACACTAAACAGCAATGGTGGTCGTGTGTTCTTTGATACTATGGATCAAGACGGTACTATAACACTTGGTAATTTAATCACATCTACCGAAGCGACAGGTATAGCAAGTATTAATGCTAACTTATTAACCATTAGCGGATTGAGTCAGCTTCAATTTGCTAGCGGTGGTGCTACTATAACACAGTTTAGCACAGATACTACAATGGCAGCAAATAGCAATGCACTTGTTCCAACACAAGCAGCTGTAAGAGCATTTGTTTATGCTACACTTAATCAGGGTACTACTACACTAACAGCTAGCAGTTTATCAACTGGTAGGATCAATATCAGCGGACAAACAGTTGGTACTGTAACTGGTAGTGATCTATTATTAACAGCAGCAACTAACCAATTTATACAGGTAAATTCACAGACCAACCTTAATGCAGCGATAGCGTTAACATCATCAGGATCGTTGACACTAAACAGCGGTTCAACATTAACAATTAATGGTACTACAGTAATCAACACTACACCAACAGTGGCCACTGATATTACTAATAAAAGATATGTTGACCGCACACTTTCGCTAAATACAAGGTGGACAAACTATTGGGTATAATCTAACAAAAATCTAGGAGAATTTTAATGACAACAGCCGCAAAATATGGCGCACAGGACTTAAACGGTAATCCAGTAAATTACCAGCAGCTAGTAAACCCTGCTAATACGGGTCCTAGCAACGTCATAGTAAACACTACATTCGTTAACAGGACTGGTACTGCTAACAAAGCAAGATTAGCACTATCATCCACTGCATTAGTTCCACAGACTGTGTCCAGCACACAGGGATTATACCCTATCACTGCTAACCAGACTAACAACGCAGCTAGCGTTGAAACACAACAGATACTTACTATTGGTAGCACAAGCAGCGTAACCAACGCATTTACTACTGCACCGATCACGATAACAGCTACGACAGCAGGTACTAACCAGCTTACTTGTGTAAACACAGTTACACTATCAGTTGGTCAACCAGTAGTGTTTGCTGCGTCCATCGGCGGCTTGCAGGCAAATATTAACTATTATGTATTGAACATAGTAAGCAACACTAACTTTACAGTTTCAAACGTATGGAACGGTGCTATTGTTTCACTCATTACACAGACAACTAACGTGCTAATGTACCAGTCAACAGCTAACTTAGCAGTCGGTATGCCAATACAATTCCACGGCACTCCGTTCGGTGGTGTAGCATATAACTTCAACTACTATATCAACACTATCCCAACTAACAACAGTTTCACTGTTACAGCAGTTGCAGGAAGCGGTACTGCTTTTGCTCTAACTACAAACACACTAGGAACATTTAGTCCTTTCAATGCTGTTCCATTAACAGGAACTAGCTTTAACCCAACTATCAACAATCCAGCAGCACTTAACGTATCTAACGTCGTTAGTGCTACTTACAATAGCGTGCAGGGATTAAGCGTAGGTTATGCTAACAGCACAGGTAATATACTTGCTACTGCTCCGATCAGCATCTATTCTATATATAACCAAAACGTAAGTGCTGCACCTTATAATCCAGCATTCATCCTATGCTCATCAACACTAACACTTACTATTGGAATGCCAGTAGTAATTACAGCTGGTGCTAACTTAGGTAGCTTAACTTCTGGTACGATCTACTACGTATCACAGATTCTAAGCAGCATCGCATTCAACGTTTCAACTACACCAGGTGGTCCTGTACTACCAATGAGTTCAGTGACTCCGGTTGGTTGCGTGATGCAGCAAGCTACTACTTTCTTACAGCCTGGACAACCGATCGTATTCAACGGTAACGGTACATATGGTGCAGGTGTTGCTAACCAAGCAGGTGTTGGTGGACAGCTATTTGGTAACTTAAACGTTAACCAGCCATACTATGTTTTAACTATTCCAACTGCTACAACATTTACTGTTTCAGCTACGCCAGGCGGATCTGCTGTAACGCTATTCACTGACGGTGCCAACGGTACTATCATTACTGCTGGTAACTTTAAGATTGGACAGCAGTATGTTATCGTTAACACAGGTAGTACAACATTTACTACTATTGGGTCTGGTTTTAACACACAGGGCACTGTATTCGTAGCAACTGGTCCTGGAACAGGAACAGGTACTGCTATGGTTGCTACTACGTATGTTGCAGGTGGTTCACTTGTAACCGGTGTAACTTATGCTATTGGTTTCTTAGGAAGTGTAACAAGCGCCAACGTAAACACCGCAGCAGGTACTACAGCAAGTTCTATCAATATACAGGGTAACACTTCAAACTATAGTGCTATCGGTGGTTTTACATACGCTAACCCAACTGGTTCAGCAGCAGCTAATAACCAAGTAGTAAGCTACTTTGTAGCAACTACTACAACTACTGCAAGCGGTGTATTCATTCCGATCAATCCAGCTATCACAACTAATGCTATCAACATTGCAACACCTCTAACAATAGCAAGTTCAAGCGCAGTCACAAACGCATTTACTATGGCAGCAGTACAGGCAACAGCTACATCTGCTACTACTGGTTATATCACTTGTGCAAGCACTAACACTTTTGCTATTGGTGCTCCGATAGTATTTGATACTTCATTCTCTACTATCACCGCAGGTACTGCATACTATGTTCTAACCATAGCCAGTGCTACAACATTCCAAGTATCAGCTACACCAGGTGGTGCGCTATATCCACTAACAACTACTTCAGCACAGACGGTCAATATCTATCAAGCTACAACTAACTTGTTTGTTAATGCTCCAGTAATATTCACTGGTACTGTTATCGGTGGTATCACAAGCGGTCAGATCTATTATGTACAGAACCTACTTACAACTACTGTTGGTGGTGCTGCTATCCCAAATAGCTTTACTATCACAAATATTTACGGTGGTACTTCAGCTCTAACACTTACTACTGCAAGTGGTAGTATGGTAGCAAACATTACTCCTGTAGTTCCAACAGTGAACGTAAATGCTTCAACAGCAAGCGGTTCTCTAACAGTTGGCGGTGTGTTAGGTACTTACACTAACTATTTCACTACACAGTACGCTACTTGTTCAGCAACAGCCGGTGTTGGTCCATACGAAATAACTGTGAACACTACTAGCTGGATGGCAGTTGGCCAACCAGTAGTATTCAGTTCAATTAACAGCGGTTCTGCAGTATTTGCTAGCGGTGCTATTGGTAGCACCGGTTTAACGGCAGGTACTACTTATTATGTTGTAAGCATCGATAGTTTAACAGCATTCCAGGTATCAGCTACTTACGGTGGTACTCCGGTAGCATTAGGTGCAACTACACAGACTATGTACGTTTACCAATCAACTGCTAACCTAAACGTTGGACAGCCAATTGTGTTTACAGGCTCAAGTGCAACTGATTCTAACATCGCATTGAACACAACTTACTATGTTAACTCAGTATTAGGACCTGCATACTTTACTATCACAAACACTATATATGGAACAAACTTCGTATTAGCAGGCAGTGGTACTAACGTAAACAGTGTACAGATTGGACCACGTCCAGTAATGACTATTTCCGCTACTGTGACTTCAAGTGGTGTTACTATGATGACATTCCCAGTAAGTGCTACACAGCAGTATACTAACTTAATCACTATCAATACTACATATCCACTAACAATCGGTATGCCGGTAGTATTCAGTAATACTACCGGACTTATGGTTGCTAACCAATTGTTCTACGTAGCAAGCATCGTTAACGGTACACAGTTTACTGTATCGGCTACTAAGGGTGGTCCAGTATATGTGCAAAATACTACAACAGGTATCAGTGCAAACTTATATCAAGCTACTACTAACTTATATCTAAATCAACCACTTGTGTTCTTCCCAACACAAGCTACGGCATCAGTATCAAATGCTACAGCAGTGCCAACTGGTCTTACTAATATGGTATATGGTTTTACAGTATACATAAACAGCTTTAACAGCTTGATTTCATTCACTGTATCACTATCACCTAATAGTTCGCTTCCGGGCGCAACTGCTGCAACTTCACTTTCACTATCAAGTGCTGGTACAACAAACGCATTTGCTTTCCTACCGATGCAGAATAACGTAGTATCAAACTTTGCTTTCCAAACTGCTCCAGTAGCAGTTACAGCAACTACTGCTACTGCACCATACTTAATCACTTGCGCAAGCACAGCTGGTTTTGCACTTGGTCAACCAGTACAGTTTGACACTGCTATTGGCGGCTTAACTGTTAATACAACTTACTATGTATTAACTATTGCATCGTCAACTACATTTAACGTAAGCACTGTACCATTTGGTGGTGTCGTAGTTACTACAGCAGCTACTGGCGGTACTGGTAACGTATATCAATCAACTGCTGGATTAACAGTTGGATCTGCTATACAGTTTACTACCGCAAGCAGTTATTTTGGTTTACCAACTGATACATACAAGGCTATCGTAAACGCAAACTTTAACAGCTTATCAGCTGGTATAACTTACTATGTACAGAGCATACCAAGTTTCAATACTGTTGTATTAACACTGATCAACGCAAGTCCAGCATCGTTTGGTGCTACTACTAGCGGTACAGCAGGCAGCTACGGCGGTATTGGTATGTTACCATTAGGTGTTGGTGCATACACAGGAGCTACCATTTATATAGGTGGCGGTAATACGAGCAGCGTAACCGGTGCAGCAGTACAAGGCGCACAGAGCGGTGCTATGTACCTCAACACTATCAGTCCTGTTCCTCCGCTAGTAATTGGTACAACAACTACTACTACTAACGTGTTTACGACACAGACTGTTAACGTAACAGCTACTTCGTCAGTCGGTAACTTGATTACTTGTGCTACGACACAGTATTTCTTCCCAGGTATGCCAGTGATATTCAGCTCAGGTCTAGGTGGATTAAATGCTAACACTACCATATACTATGTGTTAACTATACCAAGTGCAACAACATTTACTGTTTCAGCTAGCTTTAACGGTGCAGTGCAGGCACTAACTACTGGTTCTGGTGCAATATCTGTGCAGCAGGCAACATTGTTCCTACAGACTAACCAACCGGTTATATTCTACGGAACACTAGCAGGTAACCCAGTAGCAGGTACTCCATACTATGTACATGAAGTTATCAGTGCTACAACATTTACTGTTAGCCAGTATGTTAACTACAACATATTTGCTCTAGCAACTGCATCTGTATCTAACCAGTTTAACGCAGTAACTGGTCCATATAGGCAGTATAACCTAACAGCTACAGCGGCAGCTGGTACACCAGTTTTCACGCTAGCATCATTTAGCTTGATTGGAACACAGTCAACTAATGGTACTAACCTAGTGATAGCAAACAATACCTTTGCACTATATCCAGGTATGCCAATATCTGTAAGTGGTACATCTGGTGTGCTAGTAGCAAGCACTATCTACTATGTAACTGGTATATATGATGAGCATCGTTTCACAGTTTCAATAGCACCACCTAACCAGTATGGTTCGCCAAACAGTGTAGGCTTTATCCCAACTACAAACAGTATCATTTATCAGACACCAAACGGTACTACACTACCTGTTACTACACAGCTAACTGGTTCTGTAACACTTTATCAATCAGCAGCTAAACTACAGCTCAATCAACCAGTTATGTTCTATGGTAACTTGGGCGGTATGACTGTAGCTTCAAACGCTCTAGTAATTGGCAGGACTTACACTATTATTTCAGTAGGTAATGCTACATTTACTTCAGTAGGTGCAGCAGCTAATACTGTAGGTACTGTGTTTACTGCAACTGCTACTGCAAGTGGTACGACTGGTGTCGTGTATACTGGACAGATAAACACTAACTCAGTGTTACTTCCAAATACTGTTTATTATGTAATCTCAACTACTAACGCAGGTGTTGGTTCTAGTGCTGTAGCAGTATCGGCAACACCAACATATGCAGGAACTAACATTACTTCATATATCACTGGTGTTACTGTCGCTTCACCCGGTGTGTTTAGTACTTCAGGTTTACCATTTACATTAGTGCAGGGACAGGCTATTACAATAACCGGTTCAGCTAGTGCGTCACTAACTGGTGCTGGTACAACAGCACCAAACCGCACACTTTATGTAACTGGTGTAAGTGGTACTTCATTCTCATTAGAACCATATCCAGGTAACGGTGCTGTTGCTAACGCTTCTTCAACTAGCGTAAGTGGTTGGACATTTACACTAAATGGCATCAATCCAAATATCGCAGTCAACTTGCAATCAGCAGGTTCGGCAGCACTTGGACTAACTACAGCAGGTGGTACTAATGCTGCAATGACAATGGTTCCGATGATGAGCAATGTTACTGCACCAAATGTGTTCCAAGCACAACCACTACCGATCGTATCAACAAGCGGTGGCGGTGCTTATACATTTACTACAGGTGTAATGACTGTAGCTTATGCTACTTCGATAGGTTCTAACTTAATAACTTGCTTATCAACAGCAGGCTTAACAGTTGGTATGCCAATATCGTTCAGTGCTACATTAGGTAACATCTCAAGTGCTACAACTTATTATGTGTTGACTGTAAACAGCTCAACAACATTTACAGTAGCAACTACTTGGGGCGGCCAGGTGCTAGTATTAACTAATGCTTACAACTACTCATATGTAAACGCTTCAACTGCTAACCTAACACTTGGTCAACCAATGGTGTTTACTGGGTCAGTATTTGGTGGCATAATAGCATACCAAACATACTATGTAGCAACTATACCAAGCACTACTACATTTACCCTCGCTAACAGTTTAGCTTCAGCGATCGGTATCGGTGGTAGCAGTACTGCTGTACAGAATACAACAGCAACAGGATATATGTTAGCGTATGCTGCAACTGGTAGCACCACAACAACAGGTGCTGTAGTTGGTGGTGTTACTACTGGTGCATTTGGTTCAATTAGTTCAAGCACATATGGACTAGTAATTGGTCAACAGTATATGATTACTTCGATCGGTTCTACAACTTGGACTACATATGGTGCAGCTACAAATACTGTAGGTACTATCTTTACTGCAACTGCACAAGGTGCAGCATACGGTGGTAGTGGTACATACAACATTGGTGCAGGTACTGGTACTGCGGTCGAGATAGTAGGACTAGTAGGCAATATGAATGCTAGCATCGCATCAAATGCACCTGCAGTATTCGTAGGACCAACTATCACTGTAACAGGCATCAACGGTACACAGCTTTACACACCAGGTAGCACAAACTATCTAGCTGTTGGTCAGGCTGTAGTGTTCACTGGTTATACATTCATAAGCGGTATCACAGCTGGTCAGACCTATTACATACAGAGTATCGTAAGCAGCAACGTATTCACACTAAGCGCAACTAACGGTGGTGGTGTATTAACATTCACTACTGGTAGTAATACACTAACTATGCAGATCCTAAACAGCATCGGTACAAGCTTAGTTCCATACCAGACTTACTTCACACAGAGTGTTCCAAACCCAATAGCTTGGAGCATCAGCAGCACTAACGTACAGGCTCCGGCTATAACAATAAGTGCTACTGCAACTGGTACAGCAATAACTACTGGAGCTTATACAGTAACAGCAGTTTCTGCGACAGGTAACTTAATCACTACAGCATCAACAGCTGGTTTAACAGTTGGTCAACCTGTAGTGTTCCCAACTACGGTGCTAGGTAACTTAGTAGCAACTACTATCTACTATGTGCAGAACATTTATAGTTCTACACAGTTTAGCATAGCTACTTCGTTGACTGCACAAGCATTTAACCCAGGAACTGCAACAGGTAGTGTGACTATGTATATCGCAACAGCTAACTTAGCAGTTGGACAACAGGTTAACTTCTCAGGATCAGTGGGTGCAAGCGGTCTTGTAGTAGGCGCTAACTACTACATACAGAGCCTAAATGCTAACGGGTATCAGTTTACTCTAGCAAGCACAGTAGGTGGTAGTGCTCTATCGTGGACTGCTGCTACACTAGCTAACGCTGCAACAGCTAACTTCGTAATAAATGCTTTACCTTTAGCTACTTCACAGACTGCAACTGTAAGCTATCAGAGCAACATATTAACACTAGCAACTGGTAGCAGCACACAGTACTTGTTACCAAACCAACCGGTAGTGTTTACAAACACTAGCGGTGCTAACTGGAGCAGCTTAAATACTCTGCTTACATTAGCAAGTGCTACTGTTCCTGCAGCAAGCTCTGCATATGTTGTAACTACAACTACTACTAGCTCAAACGTTATTACAGTTAACTATGTGACTAGCAACACTGCTGCAAGGACAGCTACGACACTAACAACTGGTGCGTTCCCTGCACTAACACTCAACCAACCGGTTGTGTTTATAGGAACAGGTTCAGACGCTATAGTAGTAAACCAGACTTATTATATACAGAGTATAACAGCTGGTACAGGTATTACTATATCAACTACACCAGGCGGTGCAGCAGTTGCGATGTCAGGTACTTCACCAACAGCAGGTTCATTACTAATGATTCCAGCTTACTATGTGAAGGCAGTTACTAGCAGTAATACACTGCAACTAACAGCTACACCAGGCGGCGCAGCGGTGAATATACCAACATTCTACGCACAAGGTACTAACATCGTACAGATGACACCAATGCCAATGAACACAGACTTCATCTACGGTGACGTAGCTGTAGCTGCACAGACACAGGTAACTGCGAACGGTATACTAGTACCACCAAACACTTACTTGTATGCTTCAGCAGGTCTAACAGTATTTGGTTCTAACGCACAGAGCGGTATAAACGCTATAGCGATAGGTGTACAGGACCTAGTATAATAGACTAGACTGATGCATTAAAGATTTTAAATCTCGGTAGCTTAACCACTACCGAGATTTATTTTTTGTAGCGAATAAATATACTGGGTGATCAAAAAATATGACAAACACAGCGCTATTTAAAAAAGGTACTAAATCGACACTGCAACTAGTGCAAGGCACTAATCTCTCTTATCAAAATCTAGGCGTAGCGATATACAATCCTACACAGATAGATCAATGGAATTTAGGAGATTTTGTTTCTGCTGATTATATCATAAACGCAGAATTCAGTAACAATGAAAGAGAAACCATACACGCTACTCTCGTAGCTATGCCTGGACAGAGCAGTGTTACTGTGTATGCTAGAACTAGTCTCTCTAGGCAGCTGCTAAATGTTAGTTCGAATGCGACTAATTCTTATGCACAGCTTATCGTAGAACCAGCAAGTGCAGCAGTACAAGGTAGCGTGGTCACTATATTTGCCAATTATGCGAAAACAACACAACCACTAGTTCCGATTAACTCACCGGCTACAGCTAATTCTTGCAGTTGGTCAGCCATTTCTAATGCTACTAGTTTAAACATAACAGTAGCCAATCTAACGGGAAATATACAAGTTGGACAGATAGTTAGCAATGCCAATCTACCAAGTACTGCGCTAGTGACTGCTTGGAACAGTTTAACTAACACCCTCACTATAGGAAATTTTGTAGCTACAGCATTTAGTTCACAATCTAATCAAAAGATAATTTTTACGACAGGACCTAGCCAATTATTAAATTTAACTAATACTATCGCTCCTAACAAATCTTTTGGTTCGATATATGTTCCTGGACAACAGCCTATAGTAGCAGAAATCACCAATGATACTTTTGATATAGTAGCAGGATATGGTATAAAAATAATCACACAATCTGCTTATCAAAAACTCACTATCTCAAATCAGGCCATTACTGCGTTATCTGTTAGCGGCCAACCTAGCCTAGATGCTACTATCAGCGGGGTTAATAATGTAAAAATAGTCGCAGGAAATGGCATAACCTTAGCAACAAATCCATTGACTATGGCCCTAACTATAAGTGCTAACGGTATTACTACTACTACAGATGATTCGGTTTCTTACAGTTCTAGCAATTTTACTATAAAAGGCGCGAACGGATTATCTACTAGTACAGCTAATGGTATCATAACTATCAATAATACCACTACAGGGTATAGCAATTTTACAGATGGTACTACGACTACTACGGCAACATCTAGATCAGCAACTTTCAGGATAAGAAGTGGTACTGGTATAACTGCAACAGTTACAGCAGATGGTGTTTTAATTACTAATAACGGAGTACTAACTGTAGCAGGATTAAATGGGTCTATAACAGTTGATCAATTGATATCCGCTATCAATACTTCTGCGATATCTAGTATCAATCTACCTATCGGTTCTTTAACTCCTAGCACCGGTACATTTACTAGCGTCAATGCTAGTGGGTTACTAAACGTAGGAGGTGTGTTAACAGTAACTGGCGCAGCGATATTTAACAATGGATTGACTGTAAATCTTGGAAACACAACAAATATCAACGGACCATTCATAGCTAGCTCAACTGCGAATATAAATGGTGCTTTAACTGTAGCTAGCACATCTTCTTTTACTGGTGCCTTAACTGCATCAAGCAATGCTACATTTACTGGTAACACTAATATTACTGGTACCCTTACTACACAGCAAGCACAAGAATTATATGTACCCATCACTAATATAGGTTCAACTATTTCTTTTAATTTTATCAATGGTGCTATCTATCTAATCAATACACCAACTTCTAACTTTACAGCAGCATTTACCAACGTGCCTACTACTAGTCCGTATACTATTTCAGTATCTATGTTATTATATCAAGGCTCTAGTGCAGGATATATACCAACTATATTATCTATTAACGGTGTTATACAGACTATACGCTGGCAGGGCGGCTCGCAGCCATCCGCTACTGCGAGTCATATACAGATAGTGAGTTTTGTTTTCGTTGTTAATACTACAACAACGCTAGCTAACGGAACAGTAGAAATATTGGCACTACAGAGCGCAACTGTTACACAAGATAATTCACCGAATGCTGTAACATTAGCTAATACCGGATCGGTCTCATCTCAGAATAGTACCATACCATTTGCAGCAACATATGCATCACAGTTCAATGGTTCAAACTATCTAAGATATAATTCTGCTGCTTATGCACTAGGTTCTGCTAATTGGACTATAGAATTTTTTGTTTATACAACAGTATCACCGAGCACTACAAGCGTTCAGGGATTATTCAGTTTAGAAACTAACCAATATGTCACAGGAAATACTGCTAGCGATATACAGGTATTCTTAGCTAGCGGCGGTAATAAAACACAGCTTTTAACCGCTCAGTCAGTGGGTGTTACTACAGATAACTCGGTCAATTCTTTATCAATAACTAACACTGGTTCAGTTACATCAGGAAATACAACTATACCTTTTGGATCTACATATAGTTCACAATTTTCCGGTACTAATCGCCTAACTGTAATTTCATCTGCATTGTCACCTAGTTTAAGTAATTTCACTATTGAATTTTGGGTTTATACTACTACTAGTTCTACACAACAAGGACTATTCGGCTTAGGTGCTACTACTACTCCGGCATTCACAGCACAGGTAGGGTTAAGTATAAACGCTAGCAATCAATGGGTACTATATGCCAACGGAGTTTCAGGAGGCACAGTTTCGACTGCAACTGTAAGCACTTCTACTTGGTACCATGCGGTTGTAGAAAGGAACCAAACAACTACTACCTTAGCAATCAATGGAACAACAGTTATAACAGTAGCAAATGATATTACGAATTATACCAGTTATACTACTCTTTCAATAGGAGTCAACGGCGGTATAAGTCTATCAGCTAACGGATTAGTTGGATATATCAGTAATTTCCGTTTGGTGATAGGTAACGCTGTATACACCTCACCATTTACTCCTCCAGGTGTAGCATTAACTGCTACACAGACAGCAGGAACAAATATTTCAGCTATCACAGGAATCGCACCAACCACTAGTAGCGGAATATATGTAACTGCCAACGGTGGAACCTATTATACAAATACAACTATATCTGCAAATACCTGGTATCACATGGCATTAGTTAAGAACGGTACTACAGATACACTCTATCTAGCAGGTACGAGCATATGGAGCACGACAAGCGATAGTACCAATTATACTGGAACTTATCTATCGTTAGGAAACAGCGGCGGCGGCAACTCTGTAGGTGTTTATCCGACAGGAATAACAGGCTATCTATCAAATTTCCGTATAACTGCAAACGTAGCAGTATATACAGGAACATTTACTCCACCGGCCGTTGCATTAGCTACAACACAGTCTAGCGGCACTAATATTTCAGCTATAACTACTACATCTGGTTATACAGTTTTAGGTTCACTGACGGATTATAACTAATGAGAGAACATAAATACAAGACAAGGAATTTTGAAACATGGCCAATTTAGTTAGTCCTTTTACGATTAATCCGTTACAATCAGCTTCTGGATTCTTAAGTCCAGGTTATACTGTTGATTCTAACGGAAACCTCACAATGAGTGGAAACTTAATTGTAACTTCCGGAACTATATCATTAGGATCTAACAATATAGTATTAACTGCTACTACACTAGGCAGTGGAATCACTAACAGTAGTTTAACCAATCTAGGAACGTTAACTGCATTAACGGTTAGCGGAACTACAACAATGACTGGTCCTATAACTATAGCACCAGCTACTGTTCCGGGAACTATCAACAATGTGATCATTGGATCCGCTACTCCAACTAGTGCTACCTTTACTAATTTAACCGCTACGGGAAATATAAATCTAAGCCCAACTGGTGCAAGCACCTATACTATTTCACCTACAGCAACTGGATCAATAAACAATATGGCTATTGGGTCGTCAACGGCTGCTAGTGGTAGTTTCACTACCTTAGCTAGTAGCGGAGTGCTTACGATAACTAATACTACTGCCGCAACTAATTCTGTCACAGGCGCATTAGTGGTAGCAGGCGGAGTTGGTATCACGGGTAACACATATATCGCAGGAAATTTAATAGTTAGTGGAACTATAAGTGATAGCGGGGAAATTGTTACAGGAAATGTTACAGTTACAGGTACTGAAACCATCGGCGGTATAAACATAAAATCACTAGCTATAGCTATGTCCGTGGCACTGAGCTAACCATAGAAGAGGAAGAAAATGTCAAAGAGTCAAATTAGAAGTTACGTTTTTACACCAGGTGCTGCCGGTGCAGGTACTATTGAAATACCTGGTAAGTATGATTTACAGCAACTTTTAGTGATAACAAACACTACGAGAAATACTATAATCTATAATTTTGCTGATAGTAGTTTTTCTGGAACTACTGTTTCTTTTAATAGAAACGTAGATGGTTACTTTCCCTTCGCATTAGATAATACAGATGGAAGCACGATCATTACGCTCGCAGTAAACACATCTGCTATGAGTACTAATGATACGCTACAGATTTTCGCTGAATCACCGTTCCAATATGTTCGTATGCCAGAAATTGGCACTGATGCTTTTGAACGAACTCGCGTTGCTCAACCGACGTCCATGCTTGACGCAGACTTTGAATACGGTATGCAACCAACTAAATGGTTGACCATCAGCCAAGAACGCGGTTATCCTAGTATCTATGAAGTTCCGGGAACTGACCTTGCTGTCACAGCAGCTACTACAGATGCTAGCACACAGTCGGGCGGTGTTAGCACAGCAGCTTCTGTCATAACTATAACTACTGCTATAGCACACGGTTATACGGTAGGACAAGCTATCACTATCAAAGGATTTAATTCTGCTATCACTGGGTTTGATCGTGCAGAAGGATCATTCCTAGTATATACAGTGCCTTCAACTACTACATTTACCTATATAGCTAAGGGTAAAGTAGGCTATAACAACGGTGATAATATCTGGACTGCTTTCGTACAGTTGAGGCAGGGAGGGTTGTACACGGGATCTGCGATCAACGCAGTTATCAATACTACTATAACCGGCACTACTACTGCTACTCCTGCATTCACTGCAAACTTTAATAGCACTACTGCAATGATTTACACTAGCGGTACTATTCCTGCATTAGGTACATATATAACTGGCTCAGGTATACCTGCCGGTACTTATATAGTATCAGGAACCAGTCCAAATTTCGTATTAAACCAGACAGTACCAAATGCGACAGGTACGAGTGTCACTGGCTCAACAAATAATATCACCGTAGCTAACACTACAGGTATGTATCCGGGTGCAACAGTAGTAACACAACAGATCAGCACAAATGCTGTCGCCAGCAATAGCGCAAATAATTATATCACATTAGGAACTACTATAGGTCTTGTAGTTGGGCAAAGCCTAAACTTTACAGGTGTTTCTTTTGGTGGTATCACAACCGGCGGCACTTATTATGTAAAGACTATCGTCGATACTAGGACTATAATAATGTCTACAGATGCTGGGTTAGCAACAACTTTTGTTCCGTCAGGAACTACGGTAGGTGGTAATATGTTTGTTGTTTCTGGTTCTAGCTTTGGCGGCTTAACTAGCGGCAATACTTATTACATAGGATCAATACCAAACAGCACTACGATCACTCTAAGTGCTAACATCATGTACACGACTACAATTTCTGCAACTTACGCAACAAATAACTCTGTTCGTTTTAACGGTTATACACTAAATGGTCTAACCTATACTGGTACAGCCAATATGACAGTGGGTGAACAGATTACTATTACTGGTTCTGCTATCGGTAACTTGTCAGCAGGTACATATTATGTTTACCAGATCATCGATGGTTATACTGCGATCCTTAGCACAGTAGCTAACGGGTACCAGACAAATACATTTATAACACAAACATCAGCAACAGGTAGCATGGCAGCTATGGTAGGAACACTAGTTCCATTAACAACAGCATCTGGTTATCTATGGTCAACAACTACTAACCAACCAACATTTAGCACAAGCACACCAACAACAACAGCAGCTTTTACTGCTTATGTTGGTACTAATATTACAAGCAATATTACCAGTTTCACAAATGGCGTATTTACTTGCACACAGCCAAGCATCACGTTAACAGTAGGACAGATTATCAACGTAGCCGGTACTAATACAGGCGGCGGCAGCATAAGCGGTAGTGCTACTGTTAGCACCACAAACTATTATATTACAGCGACTAATGGTACAACATCGTTTACATTATCAGCTTCACTCGGCGGTGCCACGATCACTACTACAGGATCTAGCATAACAGGTTGGACATTTATAGCTGCTTCTAATACCATGACAGTGTCAGCAGTAGCTAACGGAACATTGGCAGTAGGACAAAGTATAGCACTTTCAGCTAATAATACAGTACCTAGTCTAACTACAATAACATCACTTAGTCCTAGCGGCACAGGTACTACTGGTACATACACACTGAGCCAAACTGGTGCAGTGCAGCCATCTAGCACATTTATCAGCACCTCAGGACAAGCTACTGTAACAGTTAATTTTTATAGCAATCACGGATTTGTTCCTGGACAAACTATTAACGTGTTTGTATCATCAGATAATGGTGTCAATAACCATTCAGCAGTACAAGGTCCATACTTTGTTGAAAACATATTAAGCGTTACTTCTTTCACATTTACAGCTAGGACGGTAGGATTTATACAGTCTGGAACTATTTACGGAAACATATATGCTAGATCCGATGCTAGCTATAGCCACAGGCCATTCGACGGCGGTGTTCAGTTAGGTACTGGATTACCTAGTTATGGTGGACAAGCTATACGTATGAGCAAGAAATACATACGTTATCAGTCAGGTAAAGCTATTAACTTTAATACTGGGTTGCTTATGGCTCCAAATTATTTCGTAAGGCAAGTCACTGCTAATGGTACTTCTATAGGTAGTACTATTACAGTAGTAACCGATGACGTCGATCATCAATGCCAGATAGGTGCCACAGTCATACTTAGTGGCGTTCTTACTCCTGGATTTAACGGAACTTACGTAGTTACTGCCGTTATAGATGAAAGGACTTTACAGTTCCTATCAACTACTACGCTAGGCGCTATCACAGCAGTAACAGGTGCTACAGTACAAGATCCTTGCTTATTAAGTGTTAGCAACTGGTATGGGGCTACTGTAAGAAGTGGAACTTTTGACGAACAGAATGGTGTCTTTTGGCAGTATGATGGTATAATACCTCAGGTAGTTAAGAGATCAAGCACATTCCAATTAGCTGGAACTATCACAGTCGTAGTAGGGTCTGGCCAGATCGTTGGATTAAACACTAGATTTACTAGCCAGTTATTTGTAGGTTGCCGCATAGTTATTCGTGGTATGACACACATGGTCACACAGGTAGTAAGCGATACACTAATGTATGTAAATCCGCAATATCGCGGTGCGACAAGCGTTAGCGGCATCAAATGCACAAGGACAGTTGATAGGATCGTTCCACAGAATCAATGGAATGTTGATAGATGTGATGGATCAAATGGTCCTTTCAATCCGAGCGGATATCTCCTAATTCCAACAAAGATGCAGATGGTATGTACACAATGGACTTGGTACGGAGCTGGATTTATTGATTGGATGCTACGTGGTCCAGAAGGAAAATATATAACAGTACATCGTTTGCGTAACAACAACGTAAATAATGAATCATGGATGCGTGCAGGAAACTTACCAGTACGTTACGAAGTATTAAACGAATCTGCGTTTAGTTTCATAGTTGGAAACAATGTTGGTGTCACTGATACGGTCATCAATATAGCTGATGCTAGCCGATTCCCAACACCAAATGCAAACACTTTCCCTGCCACTGTCTATATAGACAACGAACTAATAACTTATACTGGTGTAGCTACTGGATATGTCAGTGCTACTTCAGCAACACTAACCATTGGTTCTACACCATATACAAACGTAGTAACAGTATCTAGTACTACACAGATGATTACTGGCCAACCAATAGTATTTTATAATGCCACTACAGGTAATAACATAGGCAATATAGCATCGGGTGTTACATATTATGTGTATAGTATCATAGATTCAACACACATACAGCTATCAACTACTATAAGTTTGGCATTAATGACACAGATTAATGCCACTGTTACTCCCACACAGATGACTTACGGTGCTTTAGTAAACTGTACAAGAGGCGTCAGCATAAGCCCTTGGGCTAGTGGCGGTTACAGGTCATTCGTAGCAGGCCCCGCAACTACACATACAGCAACAACAGGCGTTATATTAGTTAATGCTAATTGCAGTCCAGTAGTAAGCCACTGGGGTGCAGCATTTATCGAAGACGGTGGGTTTGATACTGATAGGTCTTACATCTTCAACTATTCACAACCAAACGTCAATATTACTACCAAGAAAACCACAGCGTTTGCTGTACGTTTAGCACCATCGGTTAGCAATGCGCTCACTGGTGATCTAGGAGCACGTGAACTAATAAATCGCGCTAGTTTCTTGCTACAATCATTAGAATCGAGCGCTGGTAGCGGTGGCGGTAACGCTGCACTAGTTATCGAGGGCGTTATTAATCCTAGTAATATGCCTGCGCTTACTAATATACAGTTTGCCAGCTTAAATTCACCTGCTAACCCAACAGGTCAGCCTAGCTTTAGCCAGGTAGCACCAGGATCTAGCATGGTGTTTAGCGGATCAGTGAACAACTATATGTCGGTCCCAGTTTGGGTACCATCGGGTACATACTACATACCTCTATCAACAAGTGCTGCTAGTGTCGTGCCGGCAGTTAACGTAGGTGATGACGTATTTTTCCCAGCAACTAACGGTGCCCTAAACGGATTGACCAAAGTAGCCCAGATACAGAATTTTGGTGCTAGCTTTACAGCTGCCGTAACAGTAGGTACTAGTTCTTCAGCAGCAAGCTGCACTATCGTTGGTACTGTATTCACTACAGGTAACATAACAAGTGCTGCTCTAACTGTAGGAATGACTATAACAGGAACAGGTGTTGCTACTGGCACTTACCTAGTGGCATTATTGACTGGTTCGGGTGCTATCAATTCCGGCGTAAGCACTTGGACTGTAAGCATCAGCCAAAGCGTTACAACTTCATTCACTGCAACAGGTACATTATATCTATTAACAGTAAGTGCTATAACATCTGGTTATACCAACCAGCCAATATTACCTGGTACATTACTAGCAGGTAATAGTATCGCAGCTAATACTTGGGTTGGATTGCAGTTGAGCATTAATACCGGCTTAACATATACTGCATATTATCAGGGAACTTATGCATTAATAAATGGTAGTGGAACTACTATAAGCGCCCAGGGTTCGGGAGCATATACCGGAACATATTATGGTGTTTATCTAAACCAGACTACACTAACTAACGTCTACGGTACAGGTGCTTTAGCTTATACTATTAACCTAAGCAGGAACACTTATGCATTACCAGGTGAAACAGTGTTCACATACATTAACGCACCAGCTAACAAGGACTCATTGGATCTTACACCATTCAAGGAATTAAGCAACACACCAATCGGTGGTCGCGGCACTTATCCAAATGGTTGTGATATATTGTTCATCAATGCTTATATCACGCAAGGTGCGCCAATCAACCAAAACTTAGTTCTACGTTGGGGTGAAGCGCAGGCTTAATCTTCTACTTTAAAACTAGGAGCTATCAAAAAAGTGTCGGCAGCTAGATCAGCTGTCGACACTTCTGATATCATAGCACCGTCTATCATAGCTTCGAGCTGATGAGGCCTTAAGGGCAAGCAGCGCCAAGTGCTACCTTCAGTGAGGACGCTCTCCTTGGTTTCGGCTGTATCTGTATCTATCCATCGCAATATAAATTTACCTGCGCTTATAAACCAAGTTTTGTCTTTGATTTTATGATAATGAAAACTGGTCCGATTGCCAGCACGAGCAAAGACCATCATTTTAGCGGAGTAATTCTCGTTCGTAGCCCAAACTACTTCATAACCCCAGATTTTTTCAACTAGACCTTCTTTTAACATAACTTAATTATACTATAGATAACGAAGTTTGTCAACTCTCTGATTCGATTAAATCTAGCATTTCAAAGATAGTATCTAATTTTGCTCTTATGATTTTGCTACCTACTGTATTCTTTATACCTTGATGTATAGGACGAGGCCATTTATCTAGATGGCACCATGCCCATCCCATATGTTCTCTACTTAATCGGGGAACAAATTCGTCATTAACTATGCAGACATAGGTTTGGAAATTAAAATGATCGTCATCGCTAACAAATGTTTCTAGAGGTAAAGATTTAATAGTCACAGGCATAAACCCTATCTCTTCGACGATTTCTCTCTGTAATCCCTGCCAAACTGTTTCGTCGGGATTTATCTTACCACCGACTAATCCCCAGATGCCTTCTTTTTTTCCGGATGATTTCTGTAGTAGCAGGAATCTCTTAGATGATTTGCTGAGGAAAAATGCTCCGCTGCTTTTTACCTTCAAAGCAAGATCCTCCAGTTTCCCGCAAAATATTCTCCGTCGATACTTTTAGTCCAGCTAATACCGTCCCACTTATATTGTATCTGTGTTTTTAAATTTAAAGTGTAGACAGTATCTTTAGTGTTTTCACTATCAAATACCCTAATCCACTGTGTGCCATCCCACTGTATTATATCGTTAGCATTGGCAGTGAAGTCTGTTCCGCTAGCACTTCTCCAAGCACTGGGTCCTGTCGCTGCTGGATTTCTAGCACTTCCGATAGGATTTAATATGAGGTATCGTATACCAGTCACTATTAAACCTGGATTATAAGTTAGAGGATCGATGATAGCATCTATGCTTCCGCGTCCTGCAACAACAGTGTTAGTTGGATAAGTATCTGGATCCCAATTAACTAACATCACAGTATTATCAATTGGATCTACGCTACAGGTTCCTACTACACTATATCCCGAAGGTTGGCTGAGATAAATCTGGCTAACTCCTGCCCTAAACTCACCGTAGAGATCTAATAGAGCGAACCAATTAGTATCGGGCCCATATTTTACGTTAGGTATGATAGGATCGTGGCTAATATTTTCATATCCGGCTAATAATTTTATTTGATTAGCTAGGACCAATACTCCAAAATTACCCGGAGTAACATTAGTCCTAGCAGAAGGACTGCCAAAGAGGAAATTAGGATCGATAGCCCCAGTAGAATTTTCTGTGAATATATTAGCTATGATGCTGGTAATGACACCTTGCTGTTTAACTTTAGCTGGAGGACTTATCCAAATTGGTGTATCAAAACCTAGCGTCGATACTTCTATATCGCTATCAACACCTACGGGGATAGATCTATTGCTCCATTGGACCTCTGATAGATACACTACTGTCAGGCTGGTCCAGTCAACATAATTGTCAGTAGTCTGTATCTCTAGGCTAGGGTTGAATAACTGCACGATCTGTTCTATGATCTGCATTTTCTGTTCTGTATTAGTGGACCATATATCAGCTTTTACCCTGAGATTAAATGGCGTTGGCATTATTCTCTCTATGGTATAGCTTTGTCCCTGTGTGTTGAGATACTGTCCTGTGATAGGGTCTACTGCTCTCTCTGTTACCCTGACATTTTGGGTGTAAGTAGCATCCTGGAGTCTCTTGGTATCTAGAGTTAGTCCTGTAACATAGAGGCTTATCCTAGGAGCGCTAGGTAATTTGTTTTCACTATTGTCTCTTAGTATGTTACTGACGTTCCTGCTAATATCGCCATATAGCACTGGCACTGTCTTTAGTGTTCCATCGCCTGCTTGTACTTTGAAACCACTAAGCATCCTTATCATCTGTGCTAAGTATCGCCTCAGTTGGCCGTCATAAAAAAATCCACTGCTTACCCTCCAGATTTGCGACTAAGCGCCTTAATAGCATGGGCTTGTCTTCTATTTGCAGCGCCTTCAATGCCATAAATTTCTTCCCAAGTCATACCTTGTTTTTTACCTTTATTTGACGATGTTCCGCCCTTATTTGGATGAGTTTTTCCTAACATTGCTCCGCCGTCTTTTCTTATCCAAGTATCAGTGCCCAGTTTTTTTCGCCTTGCGTGAGCATTTTTTTGAGCTGTACTCATGCGTTTTATACTTTCTAGATTATGTGTTTTATTATCTCCAGGAGTTCTTATATTAAAGCCGTTATTAATAGAATCATATTCTATTACATATTTTTCTTCTAAAATATTTAACTCTTCTAGAGAAACAGCATTTTTATCTATCACTTCAAAGATAAAAGAATCAATACCATATTTCTTTATAGCATTATGGAAATGATAAGTTTTTTCACTATATCTACTACCGCTAATATGTTCTAATCTACGATGGTTAGGATCTTGTATAGTTTGACCTATATAAGAACGCCCAGAATCTATATGTGTAAACTTATAGATATACATTAAAAATCTGCCTTAGGTAATAAGATTTTGCTCAATGCTTGTCGCTCCGGAACACTGTCACCGTATATAGTCCAAGATATGGTATCACCAGCTAATAACACAAACTCAGTCTGGAATGCCAATAGCCCATTATTGTTAGTCGGTTTATTAGTTGGCATAAGTGTTTGATTAACAAAGACCTTAACATGATATTTTTTATTATAGGGCACATTTGTGGTCACAACACTATTCACAAGATCTAAGCTATATGTAGAAGAGTCTTCAGCAAAAACGTGATCAGCTCTTGCTACTATCACATCCCTTGCGACCGGTGTCAATCCAGTAACATTGCTATTATTAATAAATCCGGTTTTTTGAGTGCTTCTCTGATCGGTATTTGTCATTGTCATTTTTACATCATCTTCAAATACTATCCATCTAGTACCATCATATCTAAACATCCTATTAGGTAGATAGTCTGTCCTAAGATAAAAATCCCCTGTCGCTGCAAGCTGTGGAAAAGATATACCAAAACCAAAAGGCAATCCGTTAGGCGGATAACCTTGTCCAATTAGATATCCTTGATATCCTGCTTTCACAGGTGGTGGATTAGTCATGTCAACTGTGCTATCTAATGATATATTAGTCTCATCTACAGTTACTAGAGCGCTTTGTCCTTTATTATTGAGAGCTAATGTATAATAATTTTGAGTGTTATATCCACTAGTTGGTGCATTTACTTCTGCTTCAGCTACTACGCCAGCATTGAGTAATGATTCTATATCATATGTGCTCATCATCGCACGTAAGCTAGTGCTTGGATCTTGAGCTGTAAAATAACTAGCATTTGGTGGAGTTATACCTGTGCATTGCGCTGTAACAGTATACAACACACCTGCAGATTTAACAGTCTGTCCAGGATAATAAGTAGCGGAACCGCTAAATGTACCGGCATAATTATCTGTACTCTGCGGAGCATCGAGTATGTCTTTGAATTCTTGGCTATCGACTATAGGTTTTAGTTTTAATCTATAGAGATGAGGATACCAAGTTACTGAAAATCCTTCTGCTGCCCTGTTAATATCTTCTACCACATAGAATCTCTTGAGACCAACGGCAAAACTATTAAGAGCAAAATCGTCTATGAGATGAGGTAATTCAATCACATCACCGCTTATCACTTTCCTTCCCAGTGTTTCTACGCTATTGTTAATATGTATAGTCATAAAGATAGTGTCGTTCTGAAGGAATAATCCAAACTGACTGAGATTGAAATCTATATCTTGCACATTATACACGCCTCGCATAATATAGACAGTTTGATCGTATTTCCTATCTCGATTTTCTAAGAAAAGCACATCTTGTATAGTAGTTGGGCTAGTTGCTTGGTCTGGGTTAGAGGGATCCGCTGGTCCGAGGTATTTGTGGAAGTAAACATCTACACCTCCAACTTGGAACTGTTCATAAACTGTTTTGTCTATGAATTTGTAGTCATTACCGCGTTCTGGTCTGTAATTAGAAAGTCTAGGCATTGTAGTATTTATAGCCTGCGATAAATACGTTAGAGAAGATAGTTAGGTATCCAAAATGACACAAGTAATAATAAATCTCGGCGTATCTCCTAACACACAAACTGGCGATACCGTACGATTAGCTTTTGATAAAGTAAATCAAAATTTTACGGAATTATATGCGGCAGTTGGGCCTAGCATTATTCCTACCCAGACCGGAAACTATGGCAAAATATTAAGCACAGATGGAACAAACTTAGGATGGATTCCAAATAGATTATCCCAACTAACCAATGGCAGTCACGTCGTAAGCCTAGATAATCAAGGAATGCTAACTGTAGAAAACCTAACAGGTGTTAATTTAAACAGCGTAACTGTAAACACCCTACAGATAAATGCTACAGAGTCGCAGAATGATTTTATCTTGCAAAAGAATGGTAATAATTGGAGCTTTGATATAGCAGGAAATATTACCTTACCACCGGGCGGCATAATCAAAAACAGTGACGGATCTCCCTATGTAGGGACAAGTGGTAGCGGAGGATTTTCTTTGCTCATAGACGGCGGCAGTCCTAGCAGTGTTTTTGACGGATCGGAGGTTACTGTAGACGGGGGATCACCCTAAGTGCCTGCGATATTGACATTTCCTACAACACATTCGGGCGGTGGAGATCTACAGATTGGAGACACGTATAATGCTCCAAACGGGTTAACATATGAATATGATGGTTACAAATGGATTAACAGCGGCATATTATACTCAGTAAGCGGCATAAATATAGAGATAGATGGTGGTTATCCGTCTAGCCAATTTGATAGCACATCTTTAATAATAGACGGGGGTTCGGTGTAAATGGCATCACAGATTAAATTAAGAAGAGGTACTAAGCAACAGTGGATTTCCGCTGCTCCAATATACCTAGCGATAGGCGAACCTGGATTAGAGATTGATACCCATAAAGTCAAATACGGTGATGGGTCGACCGAATGGCAGGCATTACCTTATGCATCTGAACCTATACCTAGCCAAACAGGCAATGCGGGAAAATTCCTAACTACAGACGGAAACGGTGTTCTTAGTTGGGCTATTATGAGCGATAATGACAGTAGTTATGTAACTAGTTCAAGTTTATCAACAACACTAAGCAGTTATGCTACAACAACAGCATTAAACAATCTAATACCAGCACAGACGGGTAACAATGGAAAAGTATTAACTACTAATGGCAGTGTGTTAAGCTGGACTACAGTTTCTAGTGGTGGAGTAGCTAATATTGGTAACTTTAGTTTTTCTGATAGCACCATGAATATTCCTGTAATCGGAGGCGGCAGTGAAGCATACCTAAAAGCAGGCGGCAATAGACCTAACAGTGTTCAGCTAAGAACCTCAGTAAACTATATGAACACTGACATCAACACATCAGAGATTGCCCTGGAAGCAGGTAATGGTGGTATTAGTGCTCAAGTTTATGGTCACTGGACCGGTGGTGCAGATGGCGCAGGTGGACCTACTCTAGTATACGCAGGTGTAGAAAATGTCAGCGGTGCTAATGGTCCTGGCTTTGCTGGCATGGTCGCTATTGATCCAGGTGTTACCAGCCAGTATGCAGTAGCAGTAGGCGAAGATGGAAAGATATTCCTAAGTGTTGGTGAGCCAGTAACCACCACACAATACACAGCGGCACTAGGTGTGCTGACCAACAACATTGATCTTGGAACTGGCCGAGCCCTGCTAAACGGTATCTTGGTCAATCCTGACTACACAATTATTAACGGCAAGTCTGCCATTGTTATGAGCACAGACCGTGGCACTATATTATTAGGCAACCAAAACGAGTGTATTGGCGGGGAAAGTCATTTCCACATAATGAAAAGTGATCCTACACAAGTAGATCTATTCTTTGGTGATGACATTAACTATGTTAAATTACCTAAAACAGATAACGGTGGCGGTGTAGAAATTGGCGCAGGCACTTCTGAAATTTGGCGCTTTGGCACAGATGGAACATTAACCTTACCCAACAACAACGGACAGATTGGCCAGCTGGAAGCTCCTTATACAGGCCTAGAGTTCCGCACTGGATCTGGCGCTGACTGGATAGGTATCAGCTACGGTGAAATAGCTGACGATAATACTAGCTATTTCTATTTTGACAAGGATGGAAGTAACTATCTAACTGCTAACCACAGAGCACATTTACAGATAAAGAACCCTACACACAACGGACATTTAGAATGGCTATTTGATTCAACTGGTACGCTAACATTACCACAAAACGCCACTATCGCAGACACTGGAAATAGTGTAGTAATAGTACCGAACACATTGGCTAGCAATTTCCAACTAGAAATTAAAGCATATCAAGATATTGTAACACCAGACGATATACATATACGTGCCAACAACGCAAACTATGGATTAGTTATTGGTGATAGCAACGGTGGTAGCTTTGTAAATGTAAACGGTAATAATAATCAAAACACTATCGTTATCTCAACTATTAACAGGAATAACGAAGAACGCAAGGATTTTACATTCGATGTATTAGGCAACTTACACGTTCCGGGCGATGTACAAGTTTCAGCAGTTGGTGCATTTAAGAATAGCGATGGCGTACGAGCAGCTTACATAAATGAAATACCAATGGATGTAAGTGACCTAACTGACAATATGAGCTTGCTACCAAAAGATATATCACCAGTAGAGATAGCTATAGATGGTGGACATGCACTAGCATTTTTTGCTATACCAACTAACGCAGATGGCGGTGGTTCAGCAGGACGTTTTGGACCAAACAGTATCGTGTTTGATGGCGGTGGCGCCGGCGGTACATACACTAACACATTAAACGGCGGTGGAGCATAAGATGACCAATAAGATCCAACTTAGAAGAGATACAACAGCAAACTGGGCAAGGGTTAATCCTATCCTAGACGATGGTGAACCCGGACTAGATATAACACTAAACAAAATTAAATATGGTGATGGATCAACTGCTTGGGTTGATCTTGCTTATGCCAGTGGCGGTGGTGGACTTACAGATGTGGATGGGGTAGTTACTTTCCCAGGAGACTTATTGATCGGAACGCTATGGCCAGAAGATCCGATAAACGGTATGAGTGGTGATAAAGAAAGCGTCGTATGGGCCAAAGATGATACAGAATATCTAGGACTATGGTGGGGTGGTGATCAGACATACCCTGATACAGGATATGGCCCAGTTGCTGGTATCATGATTGGCGCTTATGATAATATGACCGATGATTTCACCAATGATCCAAGTCCTGTAGACACAAAAATTACTATTGGTATCAATGATTCCAACGGCGATACTTTAGAGTGGGTTTTTGATAGGACTGGTATATTAACATTACCATTTGATAGCACTATCAATGATACACCGGCAGCACCTGGTAATGGTAATGGCCAGGCTGTTGAGATCAAACCAGGTGGCGTCAGCCATAATAATCAACTATTAAGAATATATCCCACAGTTCCTAGCCCAGATGGCAATCACCTACACTTAACTTCAGGTGATCTCTCAGTCACTGATTTGTTCCTAGGCGATGACAATCAGTTTGTACAAATTGCTGTTGACGGTAAAGTTTGTATTGGCACTAACAATGCCAGTAATATCTGGCAGTTTGGTACAGATGGTATACTTAAAATGCCTCCCGGCAACGAAACCAAAGCAGGTTGGATACAGTGGAGCCACGCAAGTGACGATTTAACTAATGTTGCCGGTGCTGGATTTGTTGATTATTTTAATGCATATACAGGTTTAGGATTGACCGCACCGACAGATACAAACGC